GCCTAGACCGGTGATTCCTAAACCAGTTCTTCTACCTTTTAAAGCAACATCTCTAATACGTTTCCAAAGATTTCTCTCATAATATTTGACTTCATCAGGCTCTGGATCGGCATCTATCTTTGCTAGTATCTTATCAACCTGCTCTATTTCCAAGTCAATCATATCATCCATTAATCTCTGCGCTTTTACAGCAATAGATCCAAACTTACTAAAATCAAATCTTGCTTCTGGTGTCCAAGGTTTCTCTACAAAGCTAGTTAAATTAATAAGCATTAATCTACAGCTATCATAAGGAGACAAGATAATCTCACCGCAAGGATTAGTTGATACTGACCCAAAACCTTCATGTTCGTATATGTCTGCAGGTGTCATTCTCTTTGCTGTATCCCAAAAAAGAATACCAGGTTCTGCAGAAGCATGCGCACCTTCAATAAGTTCATTCCAAACTTCAATCGCATATACATCAGTATTTTCAATTTCTGGATCAAGTGAATCAACGGGCCATCTTTGTTGATATCTTTGACCAAGTTTTACAGCTTCCATAAACTCGTCTGTAACTCTTACTGATATATTAGCACCTGTCACTTTTGTTAGATCACGTTTAATTTTAATGAAGTCCATGACTTGCGGGTGATGAACAGAGATAGTGAGCATTAATGCTCCTCTTCTTCCTCCCTGAGCAACCTCACGGCATGTATTAGAGAATCTTTCCATAAAGATCTCAATACCATCTGTTGTCTTTGCAGCGTTTGCTGTGGATAACCCACGAGGTCTAATAGTAGATATATCAAACCCAATTCCACCTCTTCGCTTAGCAATTTGAGCGAGTTCTTGATCTGTCTTAAGTATTCCTGCATATGAATCATGAGGTGCCTCCACTACAAAACAATTAGAAAGTGATTGAATCTTTGCTTTGTTACCAATGCCACTCATTGGTGAACCTTGCGGTACGATATATTTAAAATCTTTAAGTAAACCATATATCTCATGACGATTCATTGAGTTGGGATATTTAGCCTCTATTCTTGCTAGTTCTCCTGCAATTCGTTTGTGCATCATATTAGGATTAGTTTCTAGATAGTTACCATCTTTATCCTGTAATGCGTACTTATTTAAAAATACACTTGTTGCTAACTCATCACCACCAAAATATTCTAGTGTCTCTTCTCTTGCTTGTTCTATACTATATGTTTTTGCCATCTTTACTCCCCTGTTATTTCCTTCCATTTAGATTTTAATAGTGATCTAGTATTGTTACTTGAAGATTGTACAGCGTCAGAGATAGAAAGTGCACCTAAATCATCAATAACTTTCAATTTAGATCTTGCAGTATCTATTTTTACTGGAAAAAGAAGGCCATCACGCCCAGCTCTGTTTTTTGCTACAAATAATCTAGCCATTCCTGTACTTTTCTCTGTTTCTTTTCTTGATAATGTCAAAACAACATCAGCAACTTGTGCTTTAGCATAACTTTCACCCATATTTGTTAAACCCACAACTTCTTTTTCTGACCCCTCTTTATTTGATTGGGAAGCAGTCCATACTGGCACATTCAATTCTCCAGCTAAATTTCTTAACTCTTCGTATATCAATTTAAGTTCATGTCGAAGTGAGTCATATTGTCGTGTTGATCTCATGATATCAGCGTAGTCAATAAGTATAACACTTGGTATAAAGCCTTTCATGGACAACTTTTCTATATGATTTCTAACTGTTAAAACTGAAGCTGATCCTGTTGGGTATTCTTTAATTATTAATCGACCGAATTCTCCTTCTTCATACTTTTCTTTGATCAAGTCTTTATTTTCTCTCACCTCATTAGACGGGATATTGCAGAGATTTGAATCATATCTAATTCCTACAGCTGATTCGCTTAATTCAAATGTATAATGCAGTACATTTTTACCTACTTTAAGAGCTGCGGCGCCTAAATGAACTAAAAAATGTGACTTACCCACACCTGTTGGCGCTACAACAACGCCTATCTCGCCTCTTGCTAGACCTCCATTTAAGATATCTTTCTTATCTAAATGTGCGATACCGGTTGGGCATGTTACGCGAGATATTTTCTGGAAACGGGCTTCAAAGTCTTCAAAAAAGTCATGCCCAACCGTATCGCTGTTACCTAAACTTATTGCTTCTTTCATAATGCTTATGATAGGTTCATAAGTTTCTGCGGCAACTAAAGTGACTGCTTCTTCCAAAGCAGCCTTTATTGCTTGCTTTTTGCAAAAGTCCAGAGACTTTTCTTTAACATAATCTAGATCTCCTGGATTCGGATTAAGTTTTGCACGTTGCAAGTATTCAATTATCTGATCTCTCAGAATAATATCGTTACCTTCCCGCAACTCGCCTCTAATCATTGTTACTAGAAGTGACATTGTTGGAAATGTTTTATATTTGTGATGGTACTCAAAATATCTTAAACATAAATACTTTAGATATCTTAACTCAAAATATTCATGAGTCATTACCTCGTGCATTTGTGCTGCCCATCGATGATCGTTTAATAAGCACTGAAATATCTTTTCTTGAAAGTCTTTTCCGTACTGTGAAAAATAAGATTCTGTATGCATGATTCTCGCGTTCAATTGTTACCTCGTTAGAGATTGTAGTGATAGATATAGCCCGTCTATGTTTAGAGAATTAATCCCTAATTTCATAAGATATCTTACCATACCAAGTTTATCTTTTACACCTTTTTCATTCTCAAAAATTGTATTAATTTTATTGATATGTTGTAAATTTAAATTGTTAGTGTCTAATCTAACTAGTCTCCAATTTCTTCTAATCAGTGTTTCTCCGAATACTAATCTTTCTGTTGATTTTGTATTCTTTAATTTGTGAACTTCTTTTGCTTTGTCAAAGAATTCATCTAGGGTTAATTCCTGTGACGAGGTTGTCTCTGGTATCAATTTTGCAATTGTTTTATATGATAGCCCACGTATGCCAGGAATGTTATCAGATTGATCACCTGCAATACTCTTTACTAAACAAAAATTTTCAGCTGATATCTTGTATCTTTCTTTAACTGTCTTCTTGTTCACGAAAGCTTTTAATGTAGGTGAGTATATAAGTGTATTATTATTTAATAACTGGTAATAGTCATGATCTGATGATATAATTACTTTTCTTTTATCTTTAAACGTATAACGACACATGTAACCTATAGCATCATCAGCTTCACAACCTTCAACATATATTTGTCTTACAGGTGTATGCCTTAATGCTTTGACTATTGCGCCTACTTGATTCGTTTTATTAGAAAGTGAGTCAGGTATGTCATCATAATATCGATTTAATCGTTTGGGTTTCTTATTTTTTTTATATTCTCTAAAAAGATGTCTCTTTTTTGCTGATCCTTGACCTTCCCAAATAACATATATCTCAGAAGGTCCTACTTTTTCACATAAATACCTAATACCATTCATGAATCCAACTATACCACCTACCTGTTCACCATTTTTTGACATAGCAGGATGTGCAGCATAATGTCGCATAAATAAATTCAAACCATCAATTATCATAACCGGTCGTTCTTTCATTATTTCCCTCGCTAACTATTTCAATATCTTGGATGCTTACTTTCCTAATAATATTCTCAGGCCACAGGACATTAACAGAATACTCATTAGATTCTACAACCAATCCAACAAAACTTTCTTCAAAAATTCTATCGCATTTACAGTTGTTATTATCACACTTTCCGTATAATGTCTCATTAAATAATTGCTTTTCTAATGCATATCTACTAAATTTAACTAAATCACCATTTTTAATTTTTTGATCATGATTGTCAATATCCTTTTTAAGCTTAATGGGTAAGACTTCTTTTTTTCTTACTCTTTTAAATATTTTTTTAATTAAAGATCTAATCATTATTAATCAAAAATTGTTTCGTCAAGTTCTGCAGCTAAAGACTTAATTTCTTCATACGATTCTACATCTATATCTACACTTTCTGGGTCTGACATGACTTTAACCATTGCTTTTTCTAAAAGTCCGTCTATGTAAGGACCATATTCTTTATTGTTTAACAATTCATCAAAACCGGCTTTTCTAAATTTCTTTTCTATAAATACCTCTCCTGTCCTTGTATCAGTAACACTGAATGTTTTCCATTGACCGGCACCTGCAACTTCAGCAATATAGTGTTCTAAGACTATATCCTCACCGTGTTTTCTTAGCACATCAAATATCTCTTCGTGTTCTTTGATACCTTTGCCAAAATGTATTTGAAAGTTAATAGTTCTAAAAGGTGGGGAAACTTTATTCTTTACAGTCTTTGCGGAAACATGAATCCCCACAACGTCATCTCCGTCTTTAATTTGTTGTCCTGCTCCCAATTTGACTCGTATAGATGAGTGAAAAGGTATTGCCTTACCCCCGGGTGTCGTAGTAGGATCTCCATACATTACTCCAATTTTAGTACGAATTTGATTAAGAATGACAAAGAGACTATTTGTTTGACCGATCACTCCTGTGATCTTTCTCATCCCTTTTGATATGGCTCGGGCTTGCAAACCTATAGTCTCTTTGTCGTAGTCGCCAAGCAATTCTGCTTTAGGGGATGAAGCGGCTACTGAGTCCCATATTATAGTCAGTGGAACGTCTTTGTTTAAAGCTTTTGCTTTTAAAATTGTAGATTCAGCAATAGATAACACTTCTTCAGTACAATGGGTATCTACATACACAAATCTTTTACTTACATCAACGCCTAACATGTGTAAGTTTTCTACTGATGTAGCATTTTCTGTATCTATGTAGACAACAATGCCACCCATCTGCTGGGTGCTTCTTGCTATCTGCGTTGCTATGTGTGATTTACCTATAGAAGGCGGACCAAATATTTCTACTATACGCCCTTCAGGAAAACCCCCATCTTTTCTATTTGCGCATATGTAATCAAACTGCTTAGAGCCTGTACTAATCCACCTCTTTACATGAGTCGGTGATTCATCTTCTGCTAAATTATAAGCTACGCGTGATCCGTGATCTTTGTTTAAAGACTTAATTAAGTCTGCAGTGAAGTCATCCTGTGTCGGTATTTCTTCTTTTTTAGATTTTTTTCTTGCCATATCATCTCCTTTTAGTGATAATATAACAAGCTAATAAGAGATTTACATTATTTAATCTAAGTCGTCTACAACATATCGTCTATGCTTACTGTGGTTTTTGTTTTTGTTGCACCGGCTGATGAAGATTTAATTTTACTAGCTGGTGTACCTGCTGTGCCGGCTTTTCTTGTTTTAATCGTGCTAGGTACCTTTGGAGCTTTTGCTGCTCTTGCCCTAGCCTTTTGTGCAGATGTCCTAGGGTCTGTACCTTTTCTACCTGCTGTTGTCGTACCAACTGCAACACCTTTAAATGTATTAACTAGAGCGCCCCACCAACTTTTTGTTACACGAGCTGTGGCTGTATTCCATGCTGCTCTTGCGCCTTGTTCAAATCCTCGAGCTGCTGTTGAACCCGCACTACCAAGCCGATAACTAGATTTAAATGCGTCAATAGTTTTAAGAAACCCATCAAAATCTTGCAAAAATACATTCTTTAAATTTTCCATTGCCCATGAATAGACTTTTCCTGTAGAAGCTCCGGCTTCTGCTTCAACTACTTCTTGGATTGCTTTGCCTAAAGCTTCTTGCACTTCTTTGAATATAGGCCCTTCAGCAATTTCAGCAAGTAATTTATTGTATATCTCAGTACTTTGCCCTGGAAAAGCATGCTCTAGAAGTTTTAGATAAGCACTTAAACCTTCATCCATTGCTAATTTTCCTGCAGGAGCACCTGCACTTATCATATCAGTTGTAAATTCAAAAACTATTTTACCTCCGTCAGAAGATATTGATGGTATTACGTTGGCTCCAAGATATAAAGGAGGTCCTGACATAGTTTTTGCAAGCTGTGCTGATAATTCAGTTGCCGCTCCACCTATAGACTTTCCTGCAACTTTTTCTATTCCTATCATTACTTCTCTTTCAATAACCTCAGCCCCTGCTCTACCTAGTGCTTCTGCAGTCTCTTCAGCAAATTCTCGCTCCATGGCTTGCAATGCAGCTGTTTCAAGTTTAGGTACGGCAGATAAAATTCCGCCCGGGCCTGTGTGAGGTGCAAGATGAGCTATACCTTCTGCAAATGCTTTATTTCTTTTAGCAACTTCTTTACCTGCTTTAATTGCGTCAGAAAAACTATTCATTCCTTTTGCTAAACTTTCAGCGAATGCTTTTGATTCTGCAACAGCTTTTCCAAAGTCATCAATCATACTTTTTATTGATACAATTACATCAGGACCTACAGTCTCCATAAATTTTGGATTGTCTAAAACACCATTTAATAGCTTGGCTGCATCGTTAAAGATATCCATTGACTTTCCCATAACATATGACAAAGCTTCTGTCCCTTGTGTTATGATCCCCTCTTTTCCTTTAAGGTTAGATAACCATTCAACGCCAATTTTTCCAAATCTTGATTCTACAACATTCATTGCTGCTTTACCGGCTCCGGAGAAAAGCTTTCCAATCTGTTTAAAAGGCCAAATGATTGTTTTAAAAAATCCACCTAGAAATTTTAAGAAAAGTTTACCAGCGCCAGCTAAAACGTCTGAAACGAGTGGTATCGCTGCTTGTTCTAAAGAGAACAGTGCATTTAAAACATTCATCCACATATTTAGTTTTTCACCTGCATGCCTCTCTTGCAGTGCATAGTGAGCATAGTAAATAAATCCTCCTCCAGCTAGCATTTTTGCTATAGGTTCGACAGCAACTACGCCTGCACCAAAAGACACAGTCCCTGCTACACCGCCTATTGCTCTAACAGCTGTAGGTGCTAAACCTATGATCATATCAATTGCAAGATCACCCCAAAATGATTCATTAAGCATGTCTTGCTGATTTTTAATAGGTACAGATTCATACCCAAGCTGTGACAACAAAAAACCATACTGCCTATTCCATTGGTCTCTTCTAACTTGCTCAAGAAGAGCATAGTCCAAAAGATCTTCTCTGTTTTCTTCTAGAAATGTATATACTTGTGACTCATATAGTTTTTCTTTTTTTCTTAGATGTTTGCTTTGCTCTTGGACTAACAAATTTAATCTGTCAAAGTCTTTGTCAAAGCAAGATAGATCTAATTCCATATTTACCTCGCTATTTTTAATATAAGTATCTTGCAAGCAATAAAAAAGCCTGACAATTGTCAGGCTTTAAAATAACACTAAACTAAATAAAGTTTAATCTTCCATTAAATCAGCAAACGCATCATCAATATCAGAATATGCCTTAGTCTCTTTGCTTTTACCAGTATTTGAATTACCTGATGATCGTTCTGTACCATCAGATTCATCATCACCGTTTAACCAGTTATTAATAATACCACTTAATTCCTCATATGTCTTACATGAAAACATTTCATTGGGATCTGGAATATTATCTAACCACTCTTTAGCTTTTTTAGAGTCTTTATTTAGCGCTGTAGATCTAGGCCTAGGTCTGACTTCTGTCATAGCATACTGTCTACCTGGTGGCTTATTACAATTTACTTTAATATCAAATCCATCTTTTGGATCTGTTATGTCACCATAGTCTTCGTCAAGCATATAGTTAAGTAGCGTTTGATATACTGTCTTGCCAAATGACCAGATTTGTACACCTTTGTCTTCTTCACCTCTAACGATTACTGCAGCGTAACATCTCATTGAGGGATACAACTTTTTAGCTAATTCATAGCTTTCTTTGCCACTATCTTCTCTGAGTTTTGTTATAAGTTCTTGTACCGGATCTTTCTTACCAAATTGATATGGTGCTAAAAGACCACGCTGATTTGGTATATTATAATAGAACCATAGCTCTTTAAATGGTTGTCCGTCATTATCTGGAAAAGAAATCAGTCTAACTGTATGTTCTTCACCTTCTGTTGGCCTCCACATTGAATTACGGCTTTTAGTGTTACCACTGAGTTTATTTAATTTTGCTCTAATTGCGTCAAAATCTATCGGCATATTTTTCTCCTTTATTTAAAATTTAATGTGTAATATTGCAAAAATTAATTTTTAGTGCTTATTACAAATTAAATAATACTATAAAAAGAGAAGATTTACAAAAATTATTTTAATCCACCAAAATATTTTTTATTTCTAATATGTCTTTCTCTTTCTTCATCTTTTGAGGGTATTTCACCTTTTGCGTTTGTACCCAATGGAGTAGTTGCACCTGCAACTGCCATTTCCTTAACTTCTTCTTCATCTAGCTCATCTATCGCTTGTTGATCTTCCTCAGTTAACGGCATTTTCATAATGCGCGCAAAGAATTCCATTAAATCTTCATCTTCTATATCTTCATCAATTTCTTCTTCAAATGTTGATATTAATGAATGTCTTTGACTTATTTGACTGTCAGCATTACCTGTATATCCGCCGGTGTGATGTCCGGTTGGGTTTTTTGTTTGATGGTAATTATAATATGGACCAGCAGCATTTGTACCGCCCAACCCTATTCTCATTCCTCCGCCCATTTTTTCATTTATTTTTTTCTTCATGACAACCTCACAATAGATACTGGTAATTCTATATTAAGTATACCCTCAAACATCAATTGTAAATTTTCTACTTCTTTAAAATGATCTGGATGTACATCTACAATAACAGCATCATGAATAAAAGCACAAAAATTGATTTTTTTATCATGCCACTGATTTTGAACCTCATTAAAAGCTAGTAGCGCACAATCTGCTGCAGTCGACTGGATATAATGATTTAATATTGCTTGATTTTGAGATAGTGGGCGCCCATAAAAATTTTTAATATCTTCACCTTTATCCCTAAGCTTATTTGTAAAATTTTCAATATTGAAATAGTTGATAATATCTAATACTTGTTGCTTATTTAAACCAGATATTTTTTTAATAGTACTAACACTACCACTATATAAAGAAGATATAATTGCTAATTTTATATTTTTTCTACTAGCATTAATGTTTAAATCTCTTTTGATTTGTGAATATACATCATGATCAACTTTGTTTTTATTGATATGCATGTATATTCTTGGCTCGAGCGAAACAATATCAATTGCATATATCCTACCATTAACAAAAGTACTTTTAAGTTTTTTTCTAGTCTCTTTTTTCATAGTTAGAAAATTATTTTTTGTATTTTTAATCTTTACTCTGCCTGTTTGACTAGAAAAATGATCATATACCCCAGGTTGTATTAATTCATCACACAAATAAATTTCTTTAAAATTTTTAGTAAATTGAATTCTTTTTTCTAAAATATTTGTATAGTATTTATATTCTGAATTAATTAGATTATTTAGTATACATTTAATTTCTATTAGTTTCTTTTTATATAATTTCTCTCCTAACATATTTTTAAAGCTTATATTTTCTTCAATATTAAGTTGTTTAATTAATTTGTTATAATCTTCATATAGAGAAATAATTTCTTTAAATTTATAAAGTATTAACAACTTATTTACATCATATTCAGAACATGGTTTCCAATTTTTATTACCATATTCTATATTAATATCTTTTGTAAAACCTGTATGAATTTTGTTTAATATTATCATGCCACCCTCAATTAAGCATAACATTATTATCAAACATTTACAAATTCATAATCTAATTTCTATTAAATAATTTTTTACCAGACTCAACAATACTTTCTATGTTACCACTTTCTTTATCATTGACCAATTTATCAACCATTTCTCTTATAGACTCTACTCTATTTTGCCCTGAGTACATCAATCTAGCGGTAGTATTAAATCCACCTTGACTAATACTATGATTGACGGATTGAACAGTGTATATAGCATCTATTGATGTACCTGTACCCGCATCAATAAATACTTGTTGTCCGCGCTGGATAAGAGGCATTCCCGGACAATTTAGTGAACCAACAGCAGGTACTACAGTTAAGTCATTCATAGAGTCTAAAGCAGGCAATGTTGATGAATTTGTTCCTAATTTTTTTTGATTCATTTGCTCGGTAATAAAAAGGACATTGGAAATTTCGCCAGATGTAGTAGAATTAGCAGTAAATGATTTAACATTGCTAAAATTGGATCCGATTGTAATACTAGGCATTGTTTGTTTAATTATATCTTTTACTTCATTGAAATCTAAATTATTGATAATCGTATCACCAATAGTTTTTGTTATCTTGTTATTTCCAAATATTTTAGCTTCTAAGCCTTTTGATTTTCTATTTCTATAATTTTCATATATTTCAAGTTTACTTTTTGAAATAGAATCGATAACTTTTCTAGAATTACAGATACTAAGCATAAGCTCTTGTGTTTTACTAGCAATTGCCTCTTCATCATATACGTGAATTCTTAGAATTGACTTATTTTCATTAATTACTGAATTAGATCTTAGAAATTTCTCTTTTATATCTTTAAAGCTAGTTACATCATTATCATGAGGATTGATTGTCTCAAAAAAGTAGCTTATATTAGGCATACAAAATTTTGATTCGCCTGAATAACTATGATTGTCATCTTTAACATATGAATCAACACCATATCTTGTATAAATTTGACTCAATGTTGATTTTATATCCTTGTTAACAACGTTCATTAAAGACTGACGTAAGGAATCAGAAGTAAATGCATCTTTTTTTATTAAAGCA